GCTTCCTCCTGCTCTAATACTTCCATTGCGTGTTCGAGTGCTTCCTGTTCGCTGTCGATCCCGTAACAAGTGAAGCAATGGTAATCGACCCACTGCCCTCCGATAGGTGTTTGAAGGTTAAAGTTGCTTGTTCCGTTCCATTCAATCCGAAGATACTCACCGTTATGTTCTACTTCCCAATGCTTCATTGTCTTTCTCCTGTTTACTAGAATACTCCCACAATATCCCACACCTATATAGATGTCAACAAGAAAAATAAAAAAAGATTCACCGGGTTCCGCCGCAGCCGGGCGCTACTTACGGACAATTGTTCGGGTTAGTCATCCGGGCGCTGCCGGGCCTGAATCTCTCCGGGCGGATTCGCTGCCGGGTGATCTTGCGAACAATTGTTCGTTTTGTCATCCCCGGCGGAAAAACTACTGGTACACAAAATACTGCTGTTGGTTACGCTGCTGGTATTTAGGTTATCCCGAACAATTTGTCGGGTTAATCTCCCCGGCGACCCCGAATCCCGATGACCCCGGCAGCAATGATCCCGATTTTAAGTGGTGTTATTTTAGCCCCGTACAGCATCCCGAACAAGTTTGACGACCCCGAACCCGAAAAGTCCCGATTCGGCCCTGTGGCGTGGCTCTCAGGGTTTCTGCGGGGCCTCCGTGGCCCGNCCCGCCCCAAGCGCAGCGCTCATGAAACGGCTTCGCCGTTATCGTATGTTATGTCGATTTGTTCGGGTTTTATGGGATTCGGTTCAGGTGTTACGTCAATCATGCGATCTTTAGCACGGGCCATAAATTCTTGAAGCTGCTCAACGATTTGATCTCGTGTGAGGTTATCAACGCTTTCGTGTGTTACATGGCTACGGGCTACCATAAGTCCTGTTACTTTGAGGCGCAGTTCCTCGGCTTTGATTGCTGCGGAGAAGTTCCCTGCCTGCCATGCTTCGTCCCGCAGTCTTTGCATATCCCGAACAGATTTGGTGATTGTGACTCCGTACTTGCTTTCTAGGGCGTTCCGCATTTCTTCCATACGTTCCCGAACAACTGGGTTATTTAGAAGTTGCACGGCCCGAACATTTGGCGACTTGTATCCTGCTGCTCTGGCTGCTCCTGTTTGCGTCATATCTTTGTGAATGTAATTATCCAGAAACTTCTGTTGTTGAGGCTGCAACCTACGTCCACCCTTTTCGACTTGATCCCCGACCTTTGGCATTTGGTTCACCTAACTTGATTTGTGTTGTGTTCAGGATAGCCCGAAGGCCGTTAAAATACAAGCCCACATAAAACGAAGAGTTCCCATATTAAACACATGAGCCGCGCACATGAAATTTACATGAGGTGGGGGATGTATATATCCCCCCCTATAGGGGGGTAGCAGTTTTCATGTAAATAAGTCTTTGATTTTAAACAATATTCTACATGAATTGAGGTTCTTCATGTAAATCATGTAATCGGCTAAACCGTTGATTTAATTAAAGTATTCACATGAACATGAACCACATGAAGTTTTCATGTAGATTTCATTCATGTAAAATATCGTTTAAAATCAATACATAATTTTTCTTATCTTTTTTGCTTGACTTGCGCATGTGGTGTGGTATTACTTGGGACATCTAGTAAACAGGAGGGCGAAAGCCATGACTACAGAAAACATCAGAACTCGCATTTTACGCGACTTAGAAGGTAACTTAACCACAGATAGCAACCATGTAACACGGCGCATGTTTCGCTGTTGGTTGGACGGTTCTTATTTGGGCGAGTCTCATTACCGCGCTAATCTGGAATTCATCAAGGGCAACAATCATGACCTAAAAGCCATGCGGCGTTTTATTATTTCTGAGTTCGTAAGGTACATTGCACACGATGCGCAGTGTTCGACAAGTTACGCTCATAGAATTATCGTTGATAGGTTCAGTAAAGATTATCTGGATATGCTGAACGATGCCTTAGTTGATGAGGCGATTGAATTCGGCGCAGAGCATAGCCCACAGACTATGGACGACCTAAAGGCTTTAGGCGTTGCCAAAGTTACTTGGGTTCCTGCTGATAAGGAGGCCGTGTAATGTTATATATGGCTTATGGAATGAATACGAACAGGGACGCGATGGCGGTTCGCTGTCCGAAGGCTAAACCGTTGGGCGGGTTTTACTTGCCCGATACGCGGTTAGTTTTTCGCGGCGTTGCTGACATTGTACCCGATACCGAAACGATTTGCCCCGTTGTACTGTGGGAGATCACTCTTGATTGTCTGCGTTCTTTGGATCAGCTTGAGGGTTATCCGCACCTATACAACAGGCGCAAGATCAATACGGATTGGATCGTTTACGAGATGAACGACAAGACCCGAAACAGGCCCCCGAATGGTGGCTATTATAAGATGATCGAAGATGGCTACAAAGACTTTGGCCTTGACGATTACAAGTTGCGCGTTGCGTTATCAGAAGCAGAGGAGATGGCGGCATGAGGTTTTTACAACAAACCAACATTGACGGCGGGGTGTACTTGATCCCTGCCGTTCAAGTGTCGATTACCGAACAGGAAATCAATTGGATGATTGAGGGCCTAGATGGTTTGATTTTACCAGATAGATCGAAGCGAATTAAGCGTGCGCTTAAACGTGCGCTTGGCGAGATCGAAGAGCGACAAGGAGTTGACGCGTGATGTATAGAGTTGAGGTTGTTCAAACAAACGTCTTTTGGTTTGACGCAGAAAATGCCGAAGAGGCAAAGCGCATTGCTTCTGAGGATTACATTTGGGACGAAGACCAAAGCGGTAAAGATACCTACGGCGTTCACTTTAACATTGAGGAGAAAGAGTGATGGATTGGGGCGATTGGGAGGATAAAATTATTTTTGGGATTGGTGCTGTTCTGGTGCTATTCTGGCTTTTGGCTATTTTGAAAGGATGGATTTAATGGCGAAGAAAACTTATAAGGCTTGGACGAGTAAGGAAGATTATTTATTGCAAGACATGCGCAACAACGGCAGTCCTGTTCGGGTTATGGCTGAAATCTTGGGCCGCACGCCTTCATCAGTTACAAACCGAATTGCTAATCTGGGATTAAAAAAGGAAAAGACGTTGGTTCCGCTGACTTTTAATGCTTTTTCACCCCCCGAACAAAAGGGTTCTTGGTTTAAATCTTTGTGGAAGAGGATTTTCTCTTGATCGGTTAACCTGTTCGGGTTACGTTTTTATAAGGGCATGGGGATGTCCTTTTTGTACCTCTCGATTTCCCCCCGATTGGCTAGGTTTCGCACTGCAATATCGGGGGGATTTTTTTTTGTTTTCGGAACGGATTTAAATCCCGATTATAATCCGTTTTCCCGAACATAATATTTCTTATTTTACCTGTTGACCCCGATACATAAGAAATGTTACCCTAAGACATCTAGCAAAGAAAAGGAAATATCATGAGTAAAATGGGCAATTATGTTGTCGGCTTGCAGGAGTATTCTAACGACTGCCCCGAATGTAAGGGGGGCGGCAAACTAGAAGTCACTGTGGAGGTTGATTCTTTCCGCGATGTAGATTGCGATATGTGCAATGGAACTGGCAAATTGGAGGAAGACGATGAGTGAGCGCGACATGGATAAGTTATTAGACGAGGTGTTTCGCAAGGTATTTGGGGAGCTATGGTGATGGGTGATGGGAGAGTAGAGATTGCTTACGTTATCGACAGGGTGGTTGACATCATTATTTCTGATGACAAATTGATGACAGCAGTTGAGTTTAAGCGTGAGCTTTTAAAGGCTTTGAAAGCGTCTTATGTTGAGGAGCCGAACAAATGAACGAAAGACCAACATTCAGATACTTGCTTGATCGCTTGAGCGACATAAAAACCCAGACAGACTTGGAGGATTTAAGGGACGAGTTTCACAATTACTTGCCCCTAGATAAGTTCGAGGAAGGGTATGACGTTAATTTTGCAGTTGACAGTATCAAGCGTGATTACGTCAAGAGAGCTATTGCCAAGAGCAAGAACCTAAACGATGCGGCTAATCTGTTGGGCTTGAAGAGTTATCAGGTGTTACAGAATTGGATGCACAAGTTGGGGGTTGAAAAATGATAGCGGCGGCGGCGTGTCTTTCGCTCGCTTTGTATCATGAGGCACGAGGGGAACCTCATGTTGGACAGTTGATGGTGGCTAGGGTGATTGTTAATCGCATGAAGTCACCACGCTGGCCCTCTTCTATGTGCAATGTGATTACGCAAGATCGCCAGTTTTCGTTCTATCGGAACAACAAAACCCCGAAACCTAGAGATGAGGTGGCTTGGGTCAAGGCTCAAGCGCTTGCGGTTAAGATTATAAACAACCCCGACATCTTGCCTTATACCGATGCAGATCACTATCATACGGTAAATGTGAGTCCAGTGTGGCGCAGGAAGCTCTACAGAATTGTTCGTGTTGGGCAGCATATTTTTTATTCTTATGATCGACCTGTTGCGATAAAGACCAGCATTAGACCTAAATCTAGGAAGGATTAGCGAAATGGGCATAAGTCGAGAGAAGTTAAACCCAGAAAGAATAGAGAAAATTATATCGGGCGTCTTGCAAGAGATGCCCGAAAGTCTTTCTATTTCCGAGATGCGAAACTTAGTAGTCGAACTTTTGTTCGGGTTAGGTTTACACCCAGATGATCTGCCGTTTTTCCTGCTGATGGTGGTGGATGCGTACATGGGGGAAAGGTCTATTGATCGAACGCAAGATAAGTGATATAACCCGAATAACTTCCTTTTTGGAGCTTTTTGATGTCGTCACCTTTTGCTAACTCTATTCGTCAATTCAACCCGTCAAGGTCACAATCTCGCCCTGCTAATCCCTTTATGGGCGGTCTTGGAGGTTTTTTTGGCAACCGAGGGGGCGAACAACCTATGGTAACTCCTTCGATTGGGGGTCAAAGCGTTGGTCGTGCGCCAAGTTATATGACCACTACAAACGCAAACATGATGGGTGATAGGGGTGGGCGACAGCGAGGGCCGATAGCACAAAGAGCCGAGCCAGCTAACCCGTTTGCGGATAACGAGCAGTATCAGGCTTTGATGGAATATCAGAAGTCTATGCGCCCGAACGAGGATCAACGCGCTCAGATGCAGTCTTTGATGGATTCAATGCAGCCCAACCAAGAGCAACAAGATCGCATGGGCGAGTTGCGCACCGCGTTTGAAGGCACTGGTGGTTACAAAGACTACCGAATTCAACAGATGGAACAGCAGCTACAGCAGCGCCAACGCCGTAACCCGAACATGGGTATGGGTATTGGGAGTCAGCGACCACAGGGAATGGGTATGTTTGGCGGGTTTCCCCAGCGACCACAACCGATGCAGAACCAGTATAGCGGTATTATGGGTGGAATGAATCGTGGATACGGTCAGCAGCCAGCTTACCAACAGCAGCAGCAACAACCGCAGCAGCAGTATCAACAGATGCCGCAGCCACAGTATCAGCCTTATCAAAACCCGTACCAGCAGTCGCAGCCCCAACCGCAGCAGTATGGCGGTTACGGAATGAATCAGCAGATGGGTGGATTTGGTGGTTATGGTGGAATGTCGAATCCGTACCAGCCGCAGCAGTACGGTAATCAGAACAATTCTATGAGTTATCAGCAGCCAATGTATTAGCGGGATCAGCTT